ATTTTAGATATTTCTAAAATGGGTAACCACCCCTAGTGGATATATAGGAAAATTAAATGAGTGAAACTACCATGACCCCAGAAGATGGGAGTGGCGAGCTTACAGTAAGTACAGCAGCCAATGCATTTGAAGGTTTAATGAATACACCAGCGAACTCTAAGGAGCAATCAGATGGTGAAGTTCAAGAACAAGTAGAAGCAGAGGCTCAAGAAGCAGAGCCACAAGCAGAAGAAACTGAAGAAGTTGAAGCTGAAGATGATTCTGAAGAACAAGAAGAAACTGAAACTGAAGAAGAGGAACAACCTCGCTACAAGGTAAAAGCTGCTGGCGAAGAAAAGGAAGTCACCCTTGATGAATTAGTTAAAGGTTATCAACTTGGTGCTGATTACACTAAAAAGACTACTGAAGTAGCAGAACAACGTAAGGCTGTTGAAGCTGAACGTCAAGCTATTGAAGAAGCCAAGTATGCTCGTGATACATATGCTCAACGCTTACAAGCTATTGAGGAATTTATCGTAGCTCAGTCACCACAAGAGGATTTAAATCTTCTTAAGGAAAACGACCCTATAGGCTATGCAGTTAAAGTTGCTGAACTTTCTGAAAGGAAAGAACAACTCCAAGCTATAAGAGCAGAGCAGTACAGAATTGCACAAGTGCAACAATCTGAACAAGCTCGTGCCATGTCTGAAAGAGTTGCACAGGAAGCATCTAAACTAGCACAAGTCCTACCAGAGTTTTCAGATCCAACCAAAGGCGAAAACCTCAGAAAAGAGATTCGTACTTATGGCAAAGCCTTAGGATTCTCAGAGGAAGAGTTATCTTCTGTCTATGATTCTAGGCACGTTGTTACATTGCATAAGGCAATGATGTATGACAAATTGCAAAAGTCAAAACCAGCCTTAACAAAGAAGATTGCTGACGCACCAAAGATGTTGAAATCTGGTACTGCACAAACTAAAGCAAGTAATAGCGAAACTGTAAAGAAACAATCACAGCAGTTGCGTAGCTCTGGCAAAGTCAGAGATGCTGCAGCTCTATTTGAAAATTTAATCTAAGGAAAAATCATGGCAACGTATCAAACCTATACCTCTATTGGTAATAGAGAAGATTTGTCAGATGTTATTTATAACATTTCACCTACAGAAACTCCATTTATGAGTTCTATTGGTAAGACAAAGGCAACAGCAACATATCACGAATGGCAAACTGACTCACTCGCAGCAGCAGCATCTAACGCTGTAGTTGAAGGTGACACAGCTTCTGACATTACAGTAACTCCAACAACACGAGTAGGCAATAGAACTCAGATCTCTTCAAAAACAATTAAGATTTCTGGTACTATGGAAGCAATTAACAAGGCTGGTCGTAAATCTGAAAAGGCTTACCAATTAGCTAAAGTTTCTGCTGAACTTAAACGTGATATGGAAAAAGCACTTTTAAGCAACACAGCTGCAGCAGCTGGTAATGCTACTACAGCTCGTACACTTGGTGGTCTACAAACATGGTTAAATTCTAACTACGTTGGTGGCACTAACGGTACTGCTGGTTCATTAGGCACTACAGCTCGTGTATCTGGTACAGACGCAGCTTTCACAGAAACAATGTTAAAAACAGCAGTTAAATCTGCATATACTAATGGTGGTACTCCAACCATTCTTATGACAACTCCAACACAAAAAGTAAATGTATCTGCATTTACAGGTGTTGCAGCTCAACGTTATATGGCTCCAAGCAACAAAGCTACTACAATCATTGGTGCAGCTGATATTTACTTATCAGACTTTGGTACATTATCTGTTGTTCCTAACAGATTTATGACTGCAGATTCTGGTGATAGTGGTGAACAAGCATTTGTTCTTGATCCAGAGTACGCAGCAGTTGCATATTTACGCCCATTCCAAACAAATGAATTGGCTAAATCTGGTGACGCAGATGTAACTCAACTTTTAGTAGAATATACATTAGAAGTTAAGAACCAAGCTGCTCACGCAATTATTGCTGACTTAGCAGAGTAGTTGTAATTAGATTAGGCCTATCTTTTGTGGTAGGCCTCTTCTACCTAATAGTATTTTAATGTTTGTCTGTCAAAATGGTTTTCACTCAAAACACAGGCAAAGGAAAAATGAATGAAACCTATAACATTTAGAACAAACGTTGTCCATGATACTGATAGTGGTTTAGTGATTGAAACTAGACAAGACATTACAGATATTATTGAGGACAATAACAATCAACGTAAATATACAGATAAACACACTCGTTGGGGTGATGATATATTTGACAACAAGATAGCAAGTATTCCTATGACTGTCTTTGACGAATTAAATAAAAAAGGTATTGTGCGTGGATTCCATGTCATAGACCATAAAGCATTTAGAAGATTTCTTAATGACCCAGATAACAAAGTGTTTCGCACACGAGAAGGCACAGTATAATGGCATTTACATCATATACAGAACTAAAGTCTACAGTAGCTGATTACTTAGCACGCAATGATCTAACAACACAGATCCCAGACTTTATTACATTAGCAGAGAATAGATTAAGACGTGATCTTCGTATACGTCAAATGCTAAAGTATGTTACAACAAATACAGTTGCAAGTGATGCTACAGTAGCATTGCCTAGTGACTTTCTTGCAATGCGTGATTTACACATTGAAACAAACCCAGTAAGTGTAATTGAATATCAAACTCCCAGTAACTTTTTTAGAAATGCTAGAACAACAGAGTCTGGTATTCCAACAATGTACACAGTATTAGCAACAGAATTTAAATTCGCACCTGTACCAGATGGTGTTTACACATTGCATATGCTTTACTATGGATCACCAACATATTTAAGCTCAACTAATTCATCAAATGCATTTTTGGCTAATTGCCCAGACTTGTTATTGTACGCAGCATTAGGCGAAGCTGAACCATACTTGATGAATGACGAAAGATTACAAACTTGGGCATCATTGTATCAACGTGGAATAGATTCAATATCATCTTCAGACGAGTCTGGCGAGTTCGCAAGTAGTCCCTTATCAATTTCTTTAGCTACGAGGTAAATCATGGCAGAATTTAGTAATTATTTAGAGAACGCACTTATTAATGCTGTTCTTCGTAACACATCATACACATCACCAACAACAGTTTATGTAGCATTATTTACATCTGATCCAACAGATGCAGGTTCTGGTACAGAGGTTTCTGGTGGTTCATACTCAAGAACTTCAGTAACATTTGGTTCACCTTCTAATGGTGTAACAACATCTAATGCAGACTGCACATTCCCACAAGCAACAGCTTCATGGGGTACAGTAACTCACATTGGTTTATATGATGCTTCAACATCTGGCAATCTTTTATTCCATACTCCATTAGATACAAGCAAAACAATTGACTCTGGCGATATTTTCAAAATCGCTTCTGGTTCACTTACAGTAACATTAGCTTAAGGATAAGTCATGGCTCTAGTCGTTAAAGACAGGGTACGAGAGAACAGTACCACTACAGGTACAGGCACGCTTACATTATCTGGTGCAGTTAATGGCTTTCAAACATTTTCTACAGCCATTGGCAATGCTAATACAACTTATTATGCTATTGTTAGTGGTGCAGAGTTTGAGGTAGGTCTAGGTACAGTTGGTGCTGGAACATTATCAAGAGATACTATTCTAGAGTCATCTAACTCTGGTAGTGCTGTTAATTTTAGTGCTGGCACTAAAGATGTATTCTGTACATACCCTGCAGAAAAAAGTGTATATAGAAATAGTTCTGACGTTGCTGTATTAACATCCACAGACGTTACTACTGGTTTAGGTTACACACCACTAAATCCAGCTAATAATTTATCAGATGTTGCAAATACTGCAACTGCTAGATCTAATTTAGGTGTAACAGCAACTGGTGCAGATACAACATATGTATATCGTGCTAATAACCTATCAGACTTAGCTAACACTACTACATCTAGATCTAATTTAGGTTTAGGCACTATAGCAACACAAGCTGCTTCTAGCGTAGCAATTACAGGTGGTGCAATAGATGGCACTACAGTTGGTAGCACAACACCTGCCTCAGTATCAGGAACTGTATTAAGAGCTACTAACGGTATTGTAGTCAATAATATGAGTATAGGTACAAGTTATTCTATTCCTAGTGGATATGGTGCAATGTCAGTAGGTGCTGTTACTTTAGCAAGTGGTGTTTCAGTTACAGTTCCTAGCGGATCAAGATGGGTGGTTCTATAATGCCAAAAACAAAAATATCAGAATATTCAAGCACTGCTGTTAGCAATACAGATGTGCAAAGCATTAACATTGCTGAGGGAATGTTACCTTCAGATGTAAACAATGCGATCAGAGCTATTATGGCTCACCTTAAAAACTTCCAAGCAGGTTTATCTGGTGATGACTTAACAGTTGCAGGTGATTTAAGTGTAACAAGTACAGGATCAGTTAAGTTACCAGTTGGCACAACAGCAGAAAGACCTACTGCTGCTACAGGTAAGATACGGTATAATAGCACATTAGGATCATATGAAGGTTACGATGGTGCATCATGGTCATCTCTAGGTGGAGGTGCAACAGGTGCAGGTGGAGATACAGTATTTAACTTAAACTCACCAACAGTCACAACAAGTTATTCTTTCCCAGCAAACAAAAATGCAATGTCAGTTGGGGCAATTACAATTAATAGTGGTGTAACAGTCACTATACCTAGTGGATCACGCTGGGTAGTATTATAAGGGGAAACACATGGCAGTAACAATAAATGCTTCAACTTCAGCAGGGCTAGTTCAAACAGCAGATACTAGC